GCTCAACAAGGGCGACTACTCCTGCGTCCCCGCAGAGCTGATGAAATACGTCACCGCCAAGACCAAGAAGGGCCGCGTCACGCTGGCCGGTCTGGTGCGCCGACGCAAAGCCGAGGGTGCCATGTGGTCCCTCACGAAGAACCTCGAAGTCCTTCAGGGTGCCACCACGGGTGAACCTCACGAGGACGACGAAGAGCCGATGGCTCAGGAAGTCGCCCCGCCGAGCATGCCCAAAATGGAGCAGGCCACGGGTTGGCTCGCAACCATCGCGCCGTTCGCCTCCATCTTCGCTGGCATCGACTGGAAGATCGTCCTGATCATCACAGGTGCTGCGCTGATCGCTGGCGGTGGCTGGCTCTGGTATCGCCACAACAACCACGCCTGATGTTCGAGCACATCTTCGCATCGTGGGCTGTCGCGCTGTCGTTCCTCGGGCTCATCGCCCTCATCATCGAAAGCTGACATGTTCTCCATTTCCTCCCTGTTCAATCTCAAGGGACTGAGCATCGCTATCGTCATCGCATTCCTGGCTGGCTCTGCCGGTGGCTGGAAAGCCCGTGACGCTCTGTGCGATGCCGCTGAAGCCAAGGCTCAGGTCGTCGTGTTGCGCAAGCAGCTCGAAGCCCGTGACGCTGCCGCGAAGGCGGACGCTGGCAAAGCCGCCGCTCAGTCCATGACGATTGAGAAACTCGAAAGCGCAATTCGTGACGCTGAAAGCAAAACTGCTCCTACCGTTTGTCTTGATCGCGATGACACTCGGCGGCTGCGTAACCTCTGGAAGCACTAGCTCCCCGAGCCTCGCTCCGATCCCCGGCGACATCCAGACGTGCTTCAACAGCATCGTCCCTGCGCCCAAGCAGGACACCCTGACCAAGCGCGACATCGTCCGCCTGATCGGTGACCTGAAGAAGTCTGAACAGTCCAAGTCCGCATGCGGCAAGAGACTGATCGGGTTCTACGACGCCCAACGTGAGGTGTTCGAGAACTGATCTACCCCGTAGTCGGTACGTCCGACAACATGGCCAGCGCCTCTGCATCCCTGTGATGTACGCGCGGGTCTTCCTACCAGTGTGAGAAGAACGTGCTGTCCTATCTAGGCGGCGTTCAGGTCCAAGACCACCGAACATCACGAGACCATTTGGCTCGACCTACGGAGCACCTGCGGGTGCACCGAGGCGAATAACCTCGTGCGTCCTCTGCTGTCGGGTTCGAGGCCATTTCCTCAATCCACACTGGAGACTACAAAATGACCGACACTGTTGTGTCCCGCACCGGCCAGATCAACCACACTGGCGATGCACTTGCTATGTTCCTCAAGGTGTTCTCGGGTGAAGTTCTCACCGAGTTCGAGCGCACCACGCTTTTCACGGATAAGCACTTCATCCGTGCGATCACCAGCGGCAAGTCCGCTCAGTTCCCGCTGATCGGTAAGGCGTCCAGCCGTTACCATACGCCGGGTCAGTGGATCGATGGCACCGTCATCGACCACGCTGAGAAGGTGATCACCATCGACGATCTTCTGATCGCCGACACCTTCATCGCCAACATCGACGAAGCGATGAACCACTACGACGTTCGCGGTCCCTACTCGCAGGAGCTGGGTCGTGAGCTGGCGCAGGCGTTCGACACGAACGTCGCCCGCGTGATCGCTCTGGCGGCTCGCGCCTCCAACCCGCTCGCCGGTCGCGCTGGCGGCACCCGCATCTCGAATGCGAACATGGACACCGACAAGGACGTGCTCCGCACCTCCCTGTTCTCGGCGGCTCAGAAGCTGGACGAAAAGAACGTCCCGGCTCAGGACCGCACGGCGTTCTTCCGTCCGGCCCAGTTCTACATCATGGCGCAGGACCCCACGCTCGTGAACAAGTTCAACGGCAACACCGGCGCTGACCTCGGTCAGGGCTCGCTGGAGACCGTCGCTGGCTTCCCGATCGTGAAGTCGAACAACGTTCCGGGTGCGAACGACACGGCGAACACCGCCGTTCACTCCAAGTATCGCGCTGACTTCAGCACGACTGTCGGCCTCATCTCTCACAAGATGGCTGCTGGCACCGTCAAGCTGATGGACCTCGCGATGGACGCTCAGTACGAGCCCCGCCGTCAGGGCACCTTCATGGTCGCCAAGTACGCGGTCGGCCATGACTGGCTGCGCCCGGAGTGCGCCGTCGAACTCTACAAGGGCTAATCCCCTTCCAACTCCAGCCGGGGGCCCCATCGGGCCCTCGGTTTTTTTCATAAGGGACCACAATGGATACCACTGCGCTCGCTCCCATGACGGAGCTTGAGGCCATCAACGATATGCTCTCACTGATCTCGGAGAGCCCGGTGGCCTCCCTTGACGAAGCCTCGCGCGTCGCTGACGCACAGATCGCGATGCAGATACTGCGGCGTGAAAGCCGTGACGTGCAGACCCGTGGCTGGGACTGGAACACCGACGAGAACCTGATGCTGTCGCCCGACATCGACGGCAACATCATCCTTCCGAGGAACACCGTCTCTGTCGATCCGATGGACCCGCAGCTCGACTTCGTGTCGCGTGGCGGCAAGCTCTGGGATCGCACGAACAAGACCTTCAAGATCGGCCGGAAGGTCGCTGTGAAGCTCGTGGCGCTGTACTCGTTCGAGGACTTGCCGGAGACGGCACGCCGCTACATCTCGCTGGCCGCTGGCCGCAAGTTCGAGAACCGCACCATCGGTGATGGCAACAGCCACCAGATCAATGAACTCGACGTGCTGAAGGCGTGGGCGATCCTCCTCCAAGAGGAATGCGACAACTCCGAGAGCAGCGTCCTCCAATCAACGACCGTGCGACGCATCGTCCACGGCCGGTTCAGGTAATGACCAAGCCCGTTTCAGGTTCTATCCCCAACCTCGTCAACGGCGTCTCCCAGCAGGCCCCAGCGCTCCGACTGCCCACGCAGTCCGAGAGCCAGGACAACTTCTACTCGACCATCGTCGAGGGCCTGAAGGACCGCCCACCGACTGAGCACATCGCGAAGATACTCGACACGCTTCCGCCCAAGGTCTTCACGCACATCATCAACCGCGACATCAACGAGAAGTATCTCGTCGTGTTCGACCCGGAAGATGGCATCCTGCGTGTGTTCGACTTCGAGGGTGAGGAGCGGGAGGTCTTCTATCCGCGTGGCTTCGGCTACATCGACGGCGCAGACGCCTCGACGCTCCGTGGCATCACGGTCGCGGACTACACCTTCATCACCAACACCAGCGTCGCCACGGCGATGGACACCGAAGTCTTCCCGCAGCGGAAGCCCGAGGCGCTCGTCAACGTGCTGGCAGGCAACTACGGCAAGACCTACGCGATCTACATCAACGGGGCCCTCGCTGCGTCCTACACGACGCCAGACGGCGACGTGGCCTCCGAGGCTTCGTTCATCGACACGGTCTACATCGCCAGCCAGCTCGATGCGTCACTGACGGCCAACGGCTTCAACGCCAGCGGCTGGCACGCGAACCGCTACCAGAACGCCATCCACATCTTCCATGAGCTGGGCACCCAGTTCAACATCGAGGTGCAGGACGGCTACAACGGCAACGCCATGAAGGCAGCGAAGGGGCGCATCCAGCGCTTCTCGGAGCTGCCGCAGTTCGGCCCTGACGGCTTCGTCGTCGAGGTCGTGGGCGACAAGGGCACCGCTGGCGACAACTACTACGTCCAGTTCCAGAAGGGCGTAGACGGCCCCGGTGTCTGGAAGGAATGCCCCAAGCCGGGCTCGAAGCTCTACATCAAGGCGGCCACGATGCCGCACGCTCTGATCTCTGAGGCGGACGGTTCGTTCACCTTCGACGAGATCGAGTGGGACCCGCGCAAGGCGGGCGACGTGATCGAGCATCCCGACCCGTCGTTCATCGGCGACTACATCGAGGACGTGTTCTTCCATCGCAACCGGCTGGGCTTCCTGTCGGGCGAGAACAACATCATGTCGCGCAACGGCTCGTTCTTCGACTTCTACCGCACGACCGCGACCGCAGTGCTCGACGACGACCCCATCGACGTTGGCGCATCGCACGTCAAGGTCTCGCTGCTGAAGCATGCAGTGCCCTATCAGGACCAGCTCGTGCTCTTCTCGGAGCAGACGCAGTTCACTGTTAGTGGCGGCGATCTGCTCACACCGAAGTCCGTCTCGATCAAGCCCCAGACCGAATACGTCTGTGACGGCAACGTGCGCCCGGTGGGCCTCGGTCAGTCGATCTTCTTCGCGGCCCGGCGAGGCGACTACATGTCCCTCTGGGAATACACCGTGGACAAGGTCTCGCAGACTGCAGCGGCCTCGGAGATCACTGCGCATGTCCCGGCCTATGTGCCGAAGGGCATGTTCAAGATGGCTGGCACCTCGAACGAGAGCGTGCTTGCGATGTTGTGCTCCAGCGACCCGACCCGCATCTACCTGTATCGCTACTACATCTCAACGGATGGACAGCGACTGCAGGCGGCGTGGCAGAAGTGGACGCTGCCGGGCAACCCGGAGCTGCTCAACATCGAGTTCATCGAGAGCAACCTGTACGTCGTCTGCAAGCGCGAGGACGGTGTGTATCTTGAGAAGATCAGGATGCAGCCGAACGCCTTCGACGATGGGCTGGGCTTCCTCGTGCATCTGGACCGTCGTGTCCACACCGAGGTGCTCCCGGCTCCGGTCTACAGCTCGGCCTTCAACTACACCATCTACACGCTGCCCTACATGCCCTCTGAGCACATCACGGCTGTCACGTCCCCCGGAGGCAACACGCTTCCTGCCATCGAGCTGCCCGTCGCTGTGATCAGCACGGATGCCCGTCAGGTGGCACTGAGGGGCGACACGAGGGAAGCTGAGGTGTGGTTCGGTGAGCCTTACGAACGGCGCTACCGCTTCTCGCGGTTCTTCCTGCGCCAGCAGTCGGCCAACGGCGGCACCACCGCTGTGCAGTCCGGTCGCCTGCAGCTCAAGCAGATGACGCTGGCCTACAACAACTCGGCATACTTCCGTGTCGAGGTCACCCCTGAAGGTCGCTCAACGTACCAGTACGACTTCACTGGACGTACCTTGGGCGACGCCAACAACGTGCTTGGCCACATCCCGCTGCGAACCGGCAAGATGTCGATCCCGCTCATGTCGCGCAACGACAGGCTAACCATCGACCTCGTGTCCGATAGCTGGATGCCCTCGGCATTCATCAACGCGGAATGGTCAGGCACACATAACGAGAAGGCAAGAGAGCTTTAGTGGGCTATGTGCAACGCGCGACCGTTGAGGACGTGACGTTCATCGCCAAGAACCTGAGGCAGGCTGATCGCATGGAGTGCGACGCTACGACGGCAATGCCGCCGGAGTTGATCCTGCCTCAGTCCGTGGGGGCCGGTCGAGACGTGTGGACATTCCACCGTAACGACGGCCTCCCGGTCGGCGTGTTCGGAACAGACCCAACCCCAATCCCCGAAGTCGGCATCGTATGGATGATGTCTACGGGGGAGGTGAACAACCACAAGCGTGAGTTTCTCACGGAGAGCCGCCCAGTCGTTTGGGGGCTCAACGACCAATACCCGATCATCACCAACTTGGTGGATGCTCGCAACACCCTCCATCATCGCTGGCTCAAGTGGCTCGGCTTCTCCTTCCTTCGCAGGATCGAAACCTGGGGTGCACGCAGCGTCCCCTTCTACGAATTTGCAAGGATGAAACCAACATGTGCGTAATGGCACTCGGAGCGCTCGCTCCAATCCTCGGCATGATCAGCAGCATCGGCTCTGCCGTTGTCGGCTACGCTGCCCAGCAGAAGGCGGCTGACGATCAGAACGCCTACTACGCTGCGAATGCTCGCGCTGCCCAGATGGCTGCTGTCAACCAGTACGCCAACGAGCAGAACGCGATCATCCAGAAGCGCAACGCCGCTGGCCAACAGGTCGAAGAGACCCACATCGCTGCCATGAAGGCACGCGGCACCGCAATGGCTGCTGCAGGCGAGGCGGG